CTCTATACAGTAAGCGTAATCTCTTGCGTGCCAATACTCATCTTTCGACGGCACTTTCCTTCCCATAGTGGCTTGAGCCTCGCAGAATCTCATGTATTCTTGCGCTCTCACTGCATTACATAACTCAACTGCTATCAACGGCCCACAAATCATATATCCCCCTATTGTTAAGCTGTATTATATCATTTTCGTGACGCCAAGAAAATGGTCGTTAACCCCAATCGCATATCTGTTTTGACTTAATAATGATCTGACCCTCTTGCCCATCCATTGCATCCATAAAGCCATTCATTGCGCCCCGGCTATTCAGCACAGACCATAAACCTTCATAAAAACCAAGGCTATCACCGAAGCCTACGCAACCGATCACATCATTAATATTGTTCGCTACGTGCATCTTGATTAATGAGCGATCCGGAACATCCATTATCTCGTAAGCAGGATAGCCCCCACGGTTATAAGCTCCTAGTTCGATACCATACGCGCCCTCTGGAATACATGACTCCCGCGCCTTGTTATCCAGCCAAGGCCGTTCGACTGTGTAACAAAAAAAGTCATCGACGGTTAAAACGCCAAATGTTCCCATCGGTGAATATGCAAATCGCTCTAACAGTACCTTTTTCATAGCTCGACCTCTTTAATATCAAATAAAATGTAATCAGCGCCTTTAATCGTTTTCTTCTTCGTTAGATCGTACTTATGTATTCTGCTGTCGTTGAACCCGTATTTCTTTTGCATTATGTCAATAAACGGCTTTATGGGGTTATCTAAGTCACTTGCTTTATTGCTGAATCCAAATTCTAGCGATACATGAAGATTTCCCTCCGGTATTTCTATCTTTGGCAACATAAGCAATACAGCCTTTTCGTATGCTTTGTATTCATCCGTTTTATAGCGCTTTCCCTTCCATGCCTTATTTACCGATAAAGGCTTGATCTTTAATCCGAACATATCAACTCCATACACTGACTAAGTAAATCATATTGACTACCATAATTACGCTCAAATTCCGCCTTGTTGCCATGTAGTGTAAACCACCGCTTTGGGTTTTGATTGTCTACCCCTTGATGATGTGGGTAGCACAAAGGCAATACTTTACAATGCGCATTTGGCTTTGTTCTGCCGTCAATATGATGTATCGATACCTCGTGATTCTCAATACCGTTGTTTAAGCACACAATACAACCTATCTCAGCGATTTTATTCTGGAATATGATATCTGCTGTGGTTCTTGTCTTACCCTTCACCTATCACCTCCCAACTCTTAAAATTATCGTTATATTTAATCTTACTGCGCTTTACCGTTACAGGCTCATGCGTTGGTAGGTCGACCATTACCCACCACCTAGACATTGAGCGAACCTTGCCGCTCCAAGGTGCTGACAGGTTTAATATTTTATCACCTGCTTTAATTTTCACGCTGCGTTCTCTTTGGCTGCAATGTACTCAATCCCGCTACTGTCACAGTAATGCTCTAACTGTGTTATGAATGCCTCGATCTCTTCCCTGTTGTAATTTGCCAGTGATGTTAGATCGACAAGCCTTTGACCTGTGATGAAGCAAGTATGAACCCTGAATAGCCCAAAATTACTCTTCATTATGATCTTGGTAGCTTCGACGCTTCTATCCTGCTCAATAGCGATAAACTTAATAATACCGTGGGCGTACTTAACCTGTTTGTAAGTCTTCTTCGGCTTAAACGGCTTTACCTCTACCTCTATCGGCTTTGTGTAATCCATTGCTAATAGCTCGCCGCAAAAAGCTGATGCTTGTAGCCTGTTTAAAAATACCCTTTTCATTGCTTTACCGTGTTAGTCGTTCTTATCTGGTGTAATTGCGTTAATAGCAGCTTTAGAGCTTCCACGAAAATCTATATCAGGAATGATTGATTGCGGTTTAAACGTTCGGCGGTAGTGGTAAACATTAACCGGAACACCTTCTAACTGTTCAACCATCGCCGTGACCTGCCCACTATTGCCGATAAAACTACGCTTGTATTCACCCTCGCCAACTTTGCAAATAACCGATGTTCGACTGGTCTGGTACTCTATATTGCAACGACCTTCGATAATCTGTAGCTGTGTATCTGTCCATGTGTTAATAAATATAATTCGTCGGTTTAGCTCAAAGTTATCAGCAGCTTTTGCTAGGTTTCGGCTTGCAACTTGCGCATCATCTGCACAGCCAGAAACAAATAGCAATACCATTAGCGCTGACAAAGCATACGTGTACTTTTTTAATTTATTCATAACATTTACTCTCTTAGTTTAATTTTAATTATTACTTTGCCGCTTTAAGTCTCTGCTCATGAAATAGAATATCCTGTTTAGCAAGACATCCCAATATCACAATCTCAAACCGCTCAGGCCTATTGTTGTGCATATCGACAAGCGTTGATCGTGCCCACCCCATATCTACGGCCTGCTTTAGATTCTTTAATCCCATTGATTTCGCTTTCTTTGCTGCTGTCATAATTCAATCTCAAATATATAACTATTCCAAAATCCGCCATTATTTGTGGCGTATGCGTTACCATGCTTTACAAGCCTTTCAGAAACTTCTACATCTTGGGCTTTTAACGCCTTTATGAATTTCTTAAAAACATCGTAATCTTTCATTGTTTTATGGGTCGACCCACAGGTTGCGCGGTATCCAACCTCCACCGGCTTCCCATTTAAAAGCGCTTGTGCCTCATCCGCTAAGTTAGTATTTTTAAGTTTTTCAAGCCATAACCCCGATCTTTTACTTAACTCCATGCTTTATGCAAGCGACTTACGCCGCCATCTCCTTAATTATTGAATCGCATACTTTGCAGTTTTTGCCTTTTAGGGTTTCTTTCCATTTGCTTACTTTTTCGCTTGCTTCTTTTTTTGCGTCCGCTTCAATTTTTGCTGAAACTTTAATTGTTTTACTTCTGCTTAGTGTGCACCCGCAGGTGTTGCAATCTATTTTAGTTTTTATTTTAAGTGAATTCATTTTTCTTTGCTCCGTTTCTGTAGTTGATGTAAAGAATTATACACGAGACTCGGCACTATACAAGTATTATTATCGCATTTCGTTAAATATATTTAGCTTCTAAACCGCTTTCCAAATCTTAAGCTGCGAATATAATTGCTGGTATGTCATACCAAAAGCGTAGAAAGCAATGAATCCTGGCTTTATGCCTTCGCTTATAAGCTCTAACACCATCGCAATATCTTCACGGCTCAACTTTCTTGATTTCTTTTTCATGCTGCATTCCCCACTATTGACTTAGTCGCCCACTCGTTAATCCTAATTCTAGCGCCAGATTTAACGGTATAGCTGCAACTCCTCGAGCATTTATTACGCGATCCGTCTCGCAATCTGTACCCGGCCACACTTAGAATCTTGCCGCAGTCACACTCGCACGCCCAAAATGCGCTTTTGTTTCTTGTCTCGTGAAGATCGACGACCAACAAATTGCCGTATCTATTGCCCGTTTCGTTTTTAAAGTTAACTGTTACTTTCTCGTTTTTAAGATGCTTTTCGATATTTCTCATGCTGCCCTCACTAGTGGCCGCGACATCCAGTTAATTCTCACGCCTGCTGATCCAATAACCTCAACCCTTTCATTAAGCTCAACCCTTTCATTAAGCTCAACTGCGCCAGCCTCGGCCAATGTGCGCAATATTGTTTTTGTACCCGTAATATTTGTTTTTATCTCGCGTGAAATCCAAGAATTATTGGGCCGCTCAGCGTTCTTTTTGTAATATCTGTTAATGCAATTTAATGCGCGTATTTCTTTTGGTTTCATTGTTACACCCTATTAGTTATTAAGCCGTTAACAGCTTTAATGACCTCGGTTAAATCAAGGCTTTCAGTGTTTTGCTTATACACCTCCCTTTCGACCATTTTTATCTGCTCGACTTGCTGCGTATATCCCCACCCTTCTGGGTCTTTGTCGGTTATATCAACACCCTGTTTATACTCTCTAAGGGTTAATGTCTTTTCTTCTGAATGCTCGGTGATTTTAATTGTGTATCTTTTATCGTTCATAATATTCTCCAATGTAGTTATAAATAATATTCTTTAACTCTAGTGTAGCCACCAAAGCGCGTTTTAACCCGTTTCCAGCGATCTTTGAACTCAAAGCCCACTTCCCTCAGCTCGCTCATTCTTTTGGGTAGGTCGAGTATCCCTAGCGTTTCACGTGCATCTAAGCTGGTTATCTTTAATCCAGCCTCTAAGTGTTGCTTAACTTGTAGTTTCTGATTCATTACTCTCTCCACATTTCGTCTATGGTTGCACCGCCACAGCAGCATTCCGCACCATCACAGCAATAATAAGAATCTAAATCTTTATCCCATATGCTTTCTTTCCAATCATCAAAAGCGTTTGATAGCAAATAAAACAATATCTTCAATTTTCTACTCATTACTTACTCCATGATCTATCAGTTAATCGTTGTTGTTGTGTTGTTAAACATATCTGGATCGCTGAATAGTTCGCGCATCTTCTCTCTAAACTCCTGCTGAGCCTTTGAATTCTCTTTTTGGCTTTCATCAATACGAACCATCGCATTTTTTAACAACTGATTAAAACTTAAATATTCTCCTCTCATAATCTTACCCCGTCATTTTGTGAAATAATCCCATTCTCAGACTTAACAAATCTATAATTTGCTAACTGTTGATCTAATACGATTGTGAAGTTTTCTCCGTGCCTGAATTTACCGCTATACAGTTCAGTTAATCCATAATTAGGATTATTTGGATCGTCCCTTACTTTTGCCTCATCGTATAAAAACATCACCAAGTCACTATCCTGCTCAATAGCTCCAGACTCACGCAAGTCTCGAAGGCATGGTCTTGGGTTGGCTCGCTTCTCATGATCCCTAGATAGCTGAGAAAGAGCGATAACAGGCACATCCAAGTCCATTGATAGGCCTTTGAGCTTTCTTGTTATGTTTGCGACTTCCCTCTCGCGTGTTTGTCCGTCTGAGCCTACCAGTTGGATATAATCAACAATCACCAAGTCTAGGCCGTTATTGTTCTTCATTGCACGCGCATGGGCGCATAATTGATTGATGTGAATGCCGTTATCAATAAATCGAATACTTGAATCGCGTATGCTTTTCATTGTGTTCTGTAATATCGTCCATTCTCCTTCGTTCATATCCTTATCGCGTATTTTTTTAAAATTAATATTAGAGTGATTGCTTGCCATTCTTCCCATTAATTGAGCCGCTGGCATTTCTAGCGAGTAATAAGCGATATTTCGCTGCCTTAAGTTGTAGGCAATATTTAACGCTAGTGTCGATTTCCCCTGTCCTGTACCCGCAGCTATAACGATCAACCCGCTAAATAAACCGCCTGTATGCTCGTCAAAGAAACCTGATTTCGTTTCTGAGTCCGTTCGCTTCATCCACTCTGCAAACTCTTTCGTTGCCTGATAGCTGTCTTTGTCGTCGGTTTTTTGGGTTTTTGTTAAATCGCTAACTAACTCTTGAGCTTTTGCTATTTTCTCCTGAGTGCTGTCATCTTCACCCCCAAGCGCGATTATCTTAGACCCCGTGTTAACCAATCGCCTAAGGTTTGACTGGTCTAACACTATTCGAGCATAAGCGCTTACATTTGCTGATGTTGGAATTGCACATAACTCCGATATGCCAAACATACCGCCGACAGTATCAAGATCATTTTTATTTAACAGTTCGGATATGCTTATTGGATCAATAGGCATTTTGCCATCAATCGCTTTCTCTGCTGCAACGTAGATGATTCTACTAATATCATCAAAAAAATCATTTGCTGATAAGTCTTGAGATACTTGATGAAAAGCCTTTTCACCCGTTAACATTATTGCGCCCACTACTGCCCGTTCAGCGTCTATCGAAAAAGTCTTCATTTCTTAGCATCCCACTTCTGTTGATTACGTAACCAGCCTCTTGCTGCTGCATTCCAGTCTTTCATCATGTTACCGTTTGATAGCTTCCATCCCTGTTGAGCGTAATAGTCAATCATTGCCCTTGCTGTTGCTCCATTGTCTGCCGGCCAGTTAAGGCTAATCATAAAATCTGTAACTTCCCGTTCTGTGGGAGGGGAGAATCTTTTCTTCTTCTCTTTCTCTGGTTCTTGGTTAATGGTTAATGGTTTATGGTTAGCTTTCGATCCGGTTACTTCTGGGTTAGCTAAATTAACCAGCTTGGTTTTTTTAGGTTTTGCAGGTCTGCCGCCCTTACTACCATTGACTTTGGCGATATCAGCTTTTGCTTTATATTTTCTTATTTCGCTATCTATTCGCTTATGAACCCAAAGAAGGCCACATTCAGCAGGGGTAAAAAAATCTGTTAGAA